TTTCCAATGTATAACCATTCTCCCATTGCTGTCTTTCCCCACATACTTAATACTAATACGAACATTTCCATTTTTTCATTTCCTTACTGAATCTATAAAATTGTAAACTCTACCAAATTGTTTATCAATACTAATCAAATCTTGTTGAATCATATTAACTAAAATTTGCAGTTCCATTAACGTAACTAACGTCCAAGAAGCCAATCCTAATAGTATAGTACCTAATAATCCTATCAGCATTGTATTAGTTTTTCTTGTCATTACTTACCTTGACCTTTATATTTCTTAAAAGATCGTTTTTTGCCTTTGTTCATAGAACTAAACTTTATTCTACTGTGGCCTTTACCTTGACTTGTTTTTTTTGGTTGTGTTTCATGTGCTTCATAATATTTGTGTAATTTCATAACCCTCCTTGGTTATATACGTATTTATTATTTTTTGCCATAAAAAAAGGCCGCACTAGGCGACCCTTTTCTTTAGTATAAGTTTGATTTAGAAACTAAATGACATACCTGCCATTGGTGCCCAATCTTCTGCGTCTGTGTCATAATCAACACCTGCACTTAATTCGATACCTGACGCCATGTTGTACACATACTCACCGCCGATATGCTGTAGACTATTGTCTTCATCGCCGTTTACATATGCTGTAATGCCGTTTGATGCTAAAGTTCCTTCATATGCAAAATGCTCTGCATCTGTGTCGTATGTCATCATACCGCCTGCTGTTGCTAAACCTAGATCCAAACCTGTAATTGCACCACCGAACACTTCGTTCTTTGTTGCACGGTTATGATCCACACTTGCTGTTACGTCTGCAAGACCTGCGTCTATTGTGTATGAACCTTGTAGGTTACTTACTCCAGTTACGTCTGTTGTCCAGTCTGTTAAGCCTAGTGCTACACTTGCGCCACCCATTGTTACTTGTAATGACTCTGTCATTGCTGGTTTTGCTAATGTACCGTCTTTTGATGCGTTTGCACCTGTTTCTGGCATTAGGTTGTTGTTATCACCAAATGCTAAGCCTAAGCCTGCTACTGATGTTCCTACTGTCCATGTATCTAATGTTAGTGCTGAACCGTCTGTTGCTTTAAAGTCTAAGTCGACTGTTGCAATGTCTCCAGCATCAAAGTCTAATTCGATACCCATTGTGCCTGCAGTTTTACCTGCGGCTGTTTCAGCAAAGTCCAAGTTTACAGCACCTGTCATGATTGGTGCGGCTGTTGGTAATTCTGCTGTTGCTTCTGCGTTTGCTAATGTCGCTGATGAAAGCGCCAAAAGACCCGCTGTGGCGATTGTTAAAATTCGCATATTTTTCTTCCTTAAATTTTTATAAAATTGATGTCTTGCACATCACATATTACTTATCTACAAACTAACGAACCTACGTTAATCTGGTGTACTATAAGAAAAGAGTGTTACAATTAAGCAACACTCTTTAATGCTATGTTTGGTAACAAGGTCTAACTACCCCGTAACAGCCTTAGGCCGCTAATGCCATTTCTGGCGCATAATTGTCGTTTGCAATTATAAAGTTTGACCAATAACGCAGTCATCCGGTAAACTCCACTTCACTACAACACCAGTCGATCCTATTTCGACCCCATCATAAGCACACTCAGTAAATGTGTTTATGGTGGAGTCGTCGGGTACTGCCCCCGAGTCCTGTATGTGTTCACGTTGCTTCAACGTCTACATATTATTTATACAGTCAAAAGGTATTCTTGTCAACCATTATTATACTAAATATCTCCAATTATGTTACAACATAAACATTTGATAGTTAGAGCAGAAGTAAGCAACCCGCCAAGGTACGAGCAAACAATTATCGATTGGTCATCTAATCTAATCCGCGACATTGGTATGAAAATAATGATGGGACCGTTTGCGAAGTATTGTGAAATGGAAGGCAACCGAGGCTTGACTTGTGTTACTATTATTGAAACTAGTCATGTTGCAATACATGTATGGGACGAAGGTGCCCCTTGCCTAGTACAACTTGATGTGTACACCTGCGGTGATTTAGATAAGCAATTGATATTCGATGCTTTAGAGAAGTTTGATCCTGTCAAGATTGATTACAAATATCTTGATAGAGAAAAAGAGTTTATAGAACTTTAGAAACTGGCTTTGTTACTTCTGAGTATTTTATAGCAAACAGTGTACCTGCCTTATGATCGTCGACATCTACATAAATGTCACAACGACAATACATATCTCCTGGTAATGTTTGACTATTGCTTCTAATGTACTTTAATTGAAATCCGTCTTCGTTGCATTGTTTCCATAAATCTTGTCCGAGTTCACGCATAACCCACATGTCTTCCATGCTCTTATGTGCGTGGGACCATTTATATTCACACTGCCCAATAAAATATCGCATACATTATTTATATTGCCTACCCGCCTGGGGTAAATTTTTTAGATACATACCAATTCTTTTGGTCGTGTATTCTTCCTAGTAGTTTTTGTATTTCTGTCATCTCTGCTTTTAATTGAGGAGACGTTTCGCCTTCAGCAATGGCTAAACCTCTTCGGCCTGCTTTTGCTCGTAACGCTTGTTCGATTACTTCTATGTCTCTAACAGAGAGATTAAATTTTGTATTTGGTTTTACCAAAGCCCTAAGGCCCTTCCGTTTCCTGCTATGATCATACAACATGTAACCACATGTAATACAATCCAAAAGGTACGAAAAGCCAGTGCCTTCTTTACATCTCTTTGTGTAATTGGAAGGAACTCTGGCTTGTCGTTATCGTCAATGCCTACTGGCATGCCAACAGTTCTAGCCCATACTTTAAGCCATCGCCGTTGTCCGCTCATTACATTGCGTTCTTTTTATCTTGAATTTCTGCTCTACGTGCCTTAGTAAGTTTACCAAGATCGCCTAGTGCTTTTCTTGCTCTTGTTGCCGCGGCTTTAACACTTTTATCTTCGAATGTCTCTGATTCTGTAAGATAGTTATTAAATGCCTGCACAATTTGTTCGTGATTTGTCATAGTTTTCTCCTATTTAAATGTTTATTATATATTACTTTTTAGTAGTTGTCAACCACTATTGTAGTGCAATGCCAGTAGTACGTTCAATGTACTGCTTTGCAATGCCCGTTTCGGTCTTTGCGATACAACTAACTGACGTTGCAGTTAAATTGAATTTGCCGTCTGGTGGTACACTAAACATGAACGGTGCTAGACCTAGTCCTTGTTGTTGTGCAATAATTACCATTGGCTTGTTAAGAAGATAAGATTTGTCAGACTCTGAATCAAGTCTAGCAACAATCTCTTCTCCACTACTTAATTTAAAAGATACGGTATCCCCTACCTTATATGGTGCTTCAATTAACATATTATAATGTGTGTCCTGTTCCTGTATAGTTAGTATCTTCAACGTATCTCACAAACTGTTCATAGCCGCCAACTTTATTAGAGCCTACTACAATTTGTGGAAATGTTTTTGCGTTTGGAAAAGTTTCAAATACTTCTTCTCTGGTAAAGTCTTTACCTAGTTCTATGTATTGAAATTGGAATTCATTCTTTTCACAAAACGCTTTTGCTTTCATGCAACTTGGACATGCGGGTTTACCCCAGATAGTTATCATAAACTAAATCCTTTTAGTGCGTCCTTATCCACATCTTGTTTAATTCCACCAATGATGTATGATTCAACTTCAGTCTCCTGAGGTGCAACTTGCAATCCAGATGAACTTAGCCAATGTTGTGTCCAAGGCAATGGGTTAGTATTCACTGGAGCATCAAATATAGCATTTAAGCCCAGTGCTTTTAGTCGACGGTTTGCAATGTATTCTACATACTGATGTAGTAGTGTGGTATTCAAACCAATCATACTGCCGTCTTTGAACAAGTATTCAGCCCAGTCTTTTTCTTCTGCGACACATTCGCGCCATAAGTCATATACATCTTCTTGACACTCTTTAGCAATCTTAGCCATGTCTGGATCGTCTTTGCCTTGTGCCCACAGTTTTAATACGTGTGTGCTTAGTGCCAAATGTTGTGCTTCATCTCTAGCAATCAACGAAATAATTTTTGCTGAGCCTTCCATTAGTTTTAATTCACCAAAACCAAATGTACAAGCGAAAGAAACATAAAAACGTAATCCTTCTAAGATGTTTACAGTCTGCATTGCCATATAAAGTTTTTTCTTAACTTCATACATACTGCCTTCTTTACGATGTGTAAAAGCATCAGCGGCTTCTGTAAATGCATCATAGTGTTTAGTAACACTTTCTGCTCTTGCAATAATTTTCTCATCATCAAGAATAGTGTCAAACACTTCTCCTGGATCAGCATAAACATTTTTCATAATGTGTGTATAACTACGACTATGAATCGTTTCAAAAAAGTCCCAAGTAACAATACAACCTTCTAGTTCTGGAATAGATACGTGTGGCAAAAATGCTAGACACGGACCACGCCCTTGAACTGAGTCAAGTAATGTTTGATACTTTAGGTTAGCAGTAAAAATATGTTTCTGCTCTGGACGGAACTGTGCGAAGTCTGCTCTGTCTTTTTGTAAACTAACTTCCTCTGGTCTCCAAAAATAACCTAACATAGTTTGGTTAAGTTTATCAAATACAGGAAATTTAAACACATCATAACGTTGTGTATTTTGATCTGCTCCAAAAAACATATTTTGTTTAGTGAAATCTACTTTGTCTTTATTAAAAACAGTCTTTGCCATCTTGGTTCCTTTTACTTCTTCTACAATAACTATACATTCATATTACTTGTGTGTCAACCTAAATTGCACATGCATCACAATATTCTTCATACTCCTCGTCGGAGCCATTAAACTCTGTACGCTCAACTGGAGATTCTTTTACATTGTCGTGCCATCCTACATTGTGTGCTGGCTCGTCAATTAGTTCGCTTGGATCAGTTTTATAATCATAAGTGTTTTGATAGTAACTAGTCTTCCAACCTAACTTGTAGGTATTTAGCAGGTCTTGAATCATTTGACTCATTGGAACTTCATTATTTTCAAAGTGTGTTGGATTATATGACCAATTACCACTAATTGCTTGATCAAAAAACTTTTGCATTACTGCTACTGTTTTAATATAGCCTTCATTACTTGGCATATCCCATAGTAGCGTATAATGTTGCTTTAGCGTAGTATATTGTGGAACAATCTGCTTAAGAGGCCCTTTTTTGCTTTTCTTAACGGACAAGTAGCCTCTAGGTGGTTCGATTCCATTGGTTGCGTTCGACACAACGGAACTACTCTCTGAAGGCATTTGTGCGGACAATGTGCTGTGCCTAAGACCGTGCTGTCGTATGTCATTGCGTAAAGTATCCCAATCATATTTTAATTTTACCTTAACTACTTCATCAACTTCTTTCTTGTATGTATCAATAGGAAGTATCCCGTCACTGTATTTAGTGCGGTTAAAGTATTCACAAGCACCGCGTTCTTTTGCTAATTCGTTACTTGCTTTAAGCAAATAATATTGAAATGCTTCTGTAAGTTCGTGTACAAGTTTCCATGCTTTTGGATCATCATACTTAACTTTGTTCTTAGCAAGATAATGTGCAAGACCAATATAGCCTACACCTAATGAACGTCTTGCTTTTGTACTTTTCTCTGCCGCTTTAATTGGATAGCGTTGATAGTCAATAATTTCTTCTAATGCTCTTACTGCTAGTTCACATAGTTCTTCTAAGTCGTCAACTGATCTAATTGTTCCTACATTAATTGCACTAAGAATACATAATGCAATTTCACCTTCTTCATCATCAATATGATTAAGTGGTTTAGTTGGCAATGTAATCTCTTGACACAAGTTACTCATGTATACTTTGTCTTTAAAAGAACTGTGTGTATTACAGTGATCAACATTCATAATATAAATGCGTCCTGTTTCTGCACGTTCTTTGATCAACGCACTAAACAATTCCATTGCTGATACTTTTGTCTTTTTAATACTTGTCTTACGTTCATAAGATTCATACAGTTCTTTAAATTCGTCTGCATCACCAAAGTATGCTTCATACAATCCTGGCACATCGTGTGGCGAGAAAAGAGTAATGTCGCCACCGGCTAACAATCTTTCATACATAGTTTTGTTAAGTTGAATTGAATAATCTAATTTACGTACACGATTGTCTTC